ATTTTGATATGACAAACATCAAATCTACCCGTGAAGGCGAGAATCAGTCTGGATTCTTTACCAGAAAGAACAAAACCTCTAAGAAGCAGCTTGAGAAGGAAGCGGCTATCGCTTCTCAGCGTCCTATAGAGCCAAGACCGGGTGATTCCGCTATTTGGGGCGGTGACAACCGTTATAGCTTGGGAAATGTAATAAAAGGCGGGGCTGTACGGTCAGTTATGGGAGAATCGGTCGGTATGAACCCAAGAGACGCTGGAAACTTGACAGGACCCAAGGCTGCGTCGTACATTGCCGACCATGAAAACCTACAAGTGAAGTCCTAAATGCGGATACCAACCAAAGACTTAGAGCGTGAGTTCTTCTACCGCGACTTAATTGAAAAGTGCATGGTGTCTTTGATAGAGCGCAAAGGTGACTACGCTTCTCTGCGTGCTTGGTTTTTGTTCGGTGCTGGACCCGATGAAAACCCCGCCCTATTCAATAAGATTTATCCCCACATTGACCAGCTAACGTCGTTCCTCTATTCCGCTGAAACAACACGCTTTTCTATTAACGTGGGCGCAGCAGTAGCCGGACAAGAACACATCAAAATTCCTAGGCTGACTTCAGCGTTAAATGATGAGTGGCTAAACTCCAATTGCGACCAAGTATTCTCGTCAGCGTTGACATGGGCGTTGGTATTTAACTCAACCTTTATCAAACTTGTTGTCAACAACGGTATCCATCCTTACATGGTAGAGCCTAGCTCAATAGGCGTTCTACGTGAAGACGTTACCTATACCGACAGGCAAGAAGCAATAGTTCAAACCTATTACATTACGAAATCCGATTTATACAATCGATTGTATAGCCACCCTAAACGGGAAGAAATCGTAAAGAAGATACAAGTAGCAATGCACACCAAGACCGAAGATATGCCAGAGGGTCTTGACCGTCTTATCATTTCTCAGTCAAACCCAACTATCTTTGGTAACGTCAACTTAGACTTGTACGGCACTAACCGTTACAAAGCCCGTGTTGCTGAAGACACCGTGAAGATGTATGAGTTGTGGGTATGGAACGATGAGATTGAAGATTACCAAGTGGTCACGATGGCTGACCCTGACATATTTATCTATGACCGTCCGGGTGCCTCTGTATTCTTAAAAGGTGAATTGCCGTTTATTCAAATTTGCCCTAACCCGCAATTTGATTATTATTGGGGTCAGAGTGAAGTTGCTCGTCTGAACTTGCTGCAAGCTGTACGAAATAACCGAATGTCAGAGATATTGGATTTGTTATCCAAGCAGGTGTCTCCTCCAAAGGTGTTCTCTGGCTTTATGGGTATTACGGATGAGAAAGCCTTTGCATTTAATCGTCCGGGTTCGTTTGTCTCCAGTGATATGCCTAACGCGAAAGTAGACTCCATTGCGCCGGAGATGCCAGCGTCACTATTTGAGGTAATTCATGAAATTGATGCCATGTTTGCAGAAGCATCTGGAATATCAAGTGTTCTTTCTGGTCGTGGTGAGCAAGGTGTACGTTCCGCTGGTCATGCTTCTCAGTTGGCCCGTCTTGGAAGTTCTCGCGCAAAGAAACGCGCCTTAATTGTTGAAGACAGCTTAGAAAAAGTAGCGACGTTATATCTAAAGCTGATGCAAGCCTATGACAACACGCATTTTACGGACGAAGAAGGTAACAAGTTCATTGCTGAACAATTTACCAAAGATTTTGTTGTGAAAGTGGACGCTCACTCTAACAGTCCGATATTTACGGAAGATATGCGTCAGTTGGCGTTCAATCTGTTTAAAGCACAAGCCATTGATAAAGAATCTCTGCTTGACTTGCTTGAACCACCAATGAAACAATTGTTAATAGATAAATTGAAAAAGCGTGAAAAGAATCAAGCGCAACAGCCTCAATCAAAACCTGAAGGCAAACCTGATTTGAAAGCAGTGGAGGGATAATGGCAACTAAACCTGATTACTCGCCAAAAGCAGACCAGCCGAGAGTACAGACCGGCGAATTGAAAAGGACCGAGGCTGCGCCATCTATGCAGTATCGGGTGTCGGGCATAAAGTCTTTTAATCCCCGTCAAGCAAGAAAGACGGGCCGTATGGGTGAACGATAGGAGTACATCATGTACAAAAAAATGAAGCGTGGTCGTAAGACCCGTCGTTAATTCCCGCAAGGGATGAGGTATGGCTGACTTCCTCTTTTAAGTTGGCCGCTGCTATTTGGAGAACTCACATGGCACGCATGAAACGTAAAGGCCGTAAGGCACGCAAGTAATCCCTTGTGGATTAATCCCAAGGGGGAGGGGAAATACTCCCCCACTTGACATTTGCTGATAGTCTGGTCTAATCGCGTCTAGATTGATGATAGAGGTTATTTATGAGCGTACCACCCGATAAATTAATGGAATTGATTGGCAAGCAGCAAGGTAACCCTGCTGAAGCTCCGCCTCCTGATACCACTGCAATGTCTGACGCATCTACGGCACCTATGTCTGCGCCTATGTCTACGCCAGAACCAAAGATGGGAAATCGTGAAGGTGCGATGGTCAACATTGCAATGGCAATGGATTTGATTGAGCAAGCCTTGCCAAATCTAGGTAGTGAATCTCCAGAAGGTCAAAAAGCATTGAACGCTATTCGTGCGTTGAGTGGTTTGATTGGCCCTCGCAAGCAGAAAACAAACGAACTCCAGCAATCTGAGATTATCCAGATGCTACAGAACTTGCCGCAAGCCGGTGGCGCAACACCTGAAGGCCGTGCAATGTCGCAAGCTCCTATGGTCCCGAACCTCCCGCCAATGCCCGGAGCAGCACCTTCTCCGATGAGTATGCCCGGTGCTGGTGGTGGCGGTGCTTCACCCCAACCCACTCCAATGTAAGGAATTATTATGGACCTGTTTAAACCAAGAGGTGCCAATAGCCCTCGCCGTCCTACCGACAACAACCAGCAAAACGGTGTTGTAACGAACCCTCCCCGCTATGAGCCATTTGGCGGTCTTAATGCTGCTAACAAAATTGGTAGCAAAAATAAGATGGGTGTTCAAAAGCCCGGTGACGGTAAAAAAGTAATCTAACGTAGTTAGGGGATAAAAATGAGTCTTGAAGATATGTCTTTTGAACAACGCGACCAATTAGCGTTGTTAATGCGTGAACTTTCCGATAATCCTGCAACCAGAAAAGATGTTTTGCGTTTAACGAAGCAAATTAAGCCAGACCTCGTCATTCCTGAACTGGATATTGAAAGTAACACTAAATCGCACATTGATAAGCTAGAACAGCGGCTTATGGAACGTGATGCAAAAGACAGAGAGCAAGATGCTGTACGTGACCTTGAATCACGCCGTAGCCGGTTAATGAAAAAAGGTTTTGTGCAGAACGAAGACGATATTCACGAAGTGGAAAAAATTATGCTGGAAAAAGGCATAACCAACCATGAATCGGCAGCGGAATACTGGCAGTGGATGAAACAATCCGCTACACCAACGCCAACAGGTTACAACCCGTCAGCCGTCAGTAAGTTCGACCTAGGTAAATACTACAAGAACCCTGTCGGTGCAGCTAGAGACGAAGCATCAAAAGCACTCCAAGAGTTGCGTCAAAACAGACGCCCTATTGGATTTTAATTTAGTAGGGGATAAAGTTTTTTAGGAGATAACCATGCCTATTGGTGGCGGTATCATTCCAGCAACAGGTAGTACGCAATATACCGAGTTGACTTACGTCACACGGCGTGCGTTCATTCCGAAGCTGGTAGTTCAACTATATAATTCGACTCCGCTAATGGCGGCTCTGATTGCTAACTCGCAACAGGCTTCCGGTGGTGTTTCTTCCGTAACCGTTCCCGTTCAGGGCGCACAGTTTGTGAACGCACAATGGTCTGATTACTCTGGTTCGTTTAACCAGCCATCAGTCCAGCAAGGTGCTTTCAACGCTGAATTTGACCTGAAGCTGATGATTGCTCCAGTACCGTTTCTCGGTATGGAAGGCGCAGTTCAGCAAGACGCTGCAATCATTCCATTGATTGAAGCTCGTATGAACGATGCGACTAACGTGATGATGGATGCAATGGCAACTGCCTTGTACACCAACAGCACAAACACGCAACAGTTTACTGGCTTGCCAGCCGCTGTTTCGGCTTCTGGAACTTACGGCAATATCAGCCGTTCAGCTTATAGCTGGTGGCAGTCAAAGTCGTACTCAGCAGGTAACGTAAACCCAACTCGTCAAAACATCCTGCAATACATTTCTGGTACTGTTAAAAACGGTGCTGAAGTGCCTTCATTTGGTGTTTGCGGTTTTGGTACATGGACTCTGTTGGCTCAAGACTTTGTTGGTCAAGAGCAATACGTTATCACTCCGGGTTCCGGCTTTGACAGCGATTCCAATGGCCCACAAGCTGCTTTCCGTGCTTTGATGGTTGCTGGCGTTCCTATTTATCCTGACCCCTACTGTCCAGAAGGTACGGTTTACTTCCTGAACACTAACTATCTGTCGCTCTATATCCATGAGCAAGGTTCGTTTGTGTTTACTGGTTTTGAATCGACCCTGCCAAACTGGCAGATTGGTTATGTTGGTGCTGTATTGATGATTGCTGAGTTGGTTTCAACTAAGCCTAAGTCAATGTCAGTGGTGTCGGGTTACAACTCTCTCAGCATATAAGGAGCTAACCATGTCACTAAGTACCAATAAAATCATCCTTTCGGGCGCAGCAACCAACACCGCTGGCGCATATTTTCTGACCACTACTCTTAGCGCAGTTAGCACGGGTAATGGCACAGTTATTCCAGCCGGTGTTTATTTGATGTTCCCAACAGCAAATACATCTATTTTGGCTTACAACGGTTCGGCAAATGCGACATTGATAGCTGCAAACACAGGCGGCGTTATTATTTCTGATGGCGTTAATGTGTTTGCTAAATCAACCGGAACAGAAACTGTTACTTTGTTAGCGACTAATGGTGGTCAAGCTGTTAGTAGCACGTTTGCATCGTAAGGGGGCAAAATGGCTAACGCTGATTCAGTAGGTCAACTATATCTTGACTCATTTGGTCAGGGGCGTATTGCCACTATTACAGCAACCAAGTTAAATACGACGGGCAACGCTGTTGTTGCTCTTCCTTTTCTTGGTGGTGGTTTGACAAAAGGAAATTCGACAACTACGTCCGGCGATGTAATCATCCGTAGAATTACGGTATGTAACCCGTCAGGCAATGTATCTGCTGCGAATATTTCTATTTCGTCTACCTCCGATGGCGCAAATCTTGTTACCGCAAACACAGTGCTGTCTAGTATTACTGGTGTGGTTACTTTCCAAGATATTGCGATAACTGGTGGTAATGTCCTTGTTTCTGGTTTTAACAGCCAAGCCTTGTTCGTCAACGTAAATACTGCCACTGGCAATGACAATACCGTTGATATTCGAGTGTATGGCGATGTTGTGAGCTTCTAACTATGCAAACCGTCTATGTGACAAACAAATGGGAAAAACCCATAACCTTTAGCTACAACTACATCTCCTATACGTTTCCAGTAGGCGAAAGTGTAGAGGTGCCGCTGGAGGCTGTTTGTCACATATTCGGGCATGGTGACACTGATAAAGAACCGTATATGGCACGGTTGGCTATGATTCAGACCAAGGCAGATATTCCAGCAGGATTAAAAATTCTTGAGAAATTTCTGATTACAGACCAGCCGCCAAAAAAAGTCCACTCGTTATCCCCGGTGGTTGAAAGAGTACCCTTGCCTTCTAAAGAGGCAGGGGGAAAAGTCAATATAGCAGCTTAATATGGACCGTAAATGGCGCAGACACTGCAAAGCTACATTACTGCTGTCAGATACTTGTTGCACGATGCAAACGCAAACTTTTACACCAACAGTCAGCTAACTGACTACATCAACGGTGCTAGAGCGCGTGTTGTTCGTGATACAGGTTGTCTCCGCACGGTCCAAACAAGTCAAACGCCTTGTACCCCGGTGGCTGGTGGGAGTAACCCTGTTATTTGGTCATCCGGCTTAGTTGTAAGTGCGGGTGATTACGTATTTTCCAATATCTTTATTTATGCGGTAACTGTTGGTGGAACTTTGGGAACAGCTCCCGATTATCCTTCTTCGTATGACATTTACCCGCCAAGCACACCGTTTACTAGCGGCACGGCTACTGTTCAGTACGCCGGTCCTTCAGAAATAATTAATTATTCTTGTTTGCCGTCTGGAGTTTTAACTTTGGACGTCATCAACATTAACCTCTATTGGGGAAATTCCAGAATACCTTTGCGGTATATGCCTTGGACAGACTTCAACGCACAACTGCGTTATTGGCAGAACCGCATTGGAACGCCGGTTGCTTTTAGTATTTACGGGCAATCTCAAATCTATATTGGACCCGTTCCTGACATAGCTTACACAATTGATTTAGATACGGTTCTCCTGCCAACAGATTTAGTGAATCTGTCTGATGCGGATAATATTAACGAGCCTTTTTCTTCTCCAGTTAAGTTTTATGCTGCTTACCTTGCCAAATATTATGAACAGTCGTTTGGTGAGGCTGAAATTTATTTAGGTCAATACAAACAGCAAATTCAAGCGGTTCAGGCGTCCATCTACACTCGGAGACTGCCTGACCCTTACTCTAGAGCGTACTAGGTCATGGCTGCCGCAGAACAAAAAAAATCGTATGAAATTGTTAAAAACTTTCGTGGCGTCAACACGAAAGCTAACCGCACGGCTATTGGTGATGATGAATTCTTCTGGCTTGAGAACGCTATGCCAGTTGGATACGCTAATTTAAAGATTACACCAACTTACGATGCCGTTGGAAGTATTACGTTTTCAAATACGGTTGTTAATTTCTTTTCATCCAATATTGGATTAGACGATTATTTAATAGCTTTTCAAAGTAACGGAAGTTGCGAGTACGTTAATTTAACAACCAATACAAAAGGCACGTTAGCTTCCGCTGGCACGTTTTCAACTAGCGGAATGAATATTAGCCAATGGAAAAACGAACGTGTTTTAATTAGTGACCCATCTAAAGGATATTTTACGTGGGATGGAACTAATCTAGTTTCGATTGGCTCCGTAGGTTCTATTGGGCTTGTTAGTAAAGGGTCAGGTTATACCTCTGCTCCTGCCGTAATTATTTCTGCTCCAAATCAAACTGGAGGAATACAAGCAACGGCGGCAGCAACTATTTCAGCTAATGCTATTTCTTCTATTTTTTTATTAGAGGCTGGCTCTGGATATACGTCTTCTCCAACAATAACATTTAATGGTGGCGGTGGTTCAGGAGCTAATGCGGTAGCGTCTATTACAACATTTGCCCAAAACACTGTATCTGTTTTTGTGACAAGCGGTGGAACAGGATATACGTCTAATCCAAATGTAGCTATTTCAGGTGGTGGTGGAACCAATGCAGCAGGTCAAGCTATTACTAGCGGAAACATTGTGACGCAAGTAATTATGACTAATGTGGGGTCTGGATATACCAACTCATCAAATATTACAGTAACTTTTTCCGGTGGCGGTGGAAGTAATGCAACGGCTAAAGCTATTATTAATAGTGAGACTAATTCAGGTATTCAGTCGTTTTCTGGACGGGTTTGGATTTCTAGCGGAAGAACTGTTTATTACTCAGCCGCCGGTTCGTACAATGATTTTGTAACTGTGTCTGCTGGTACGGTAGTGCTTACTGACGCTACGTTACACGGAAACATTATTCAGCTATTGTCAGCTAATAACTTTTTGTATATTTTTGGTGACGATAGCATTAACGTATTTTCTGATGTTCGCGTAACGTCAACTGGCTCGACATTGTTTACAAATACCAACGTCAGTGCTTCGGTAGGTACCAAATTAGCGTATGCCATTTTCCCGTATTTCCGTTCTGTGTTGTTTATGAATGATTACGGTGTGTATGCGTTAGTTGGCTCAACCACTTCCAAAATATCGGATTCGTTAGATGGAGTATTTCCAAATATAGATTTTGCAGCAGGAAATGTTAATGGAGGTCAGGTTCTTTTAAATAACATTTTGTGCGCTGCGTTTAATTTTAGATATACAGGCGGATTAGGAACATCTAGTAGTGCTAGATACATACAAGCTATTTTTTTTGAGAAGAAATGGTTTTTTACTAGCGCAGGAAACAATTTAAAGTTTGTTACCTCTGTTCCGGTAGGTGGCAGAATTACGTTGTACGGAACAGATGGAACATCGTGCATAAAGATGTATGCAAACACAACTGCAAGTCTTAACAGTTATGTGCAAACGTCTTTAAATCCGATGAAAGACCCAATTCGGACTAAACAGGCTTTAAAGGTTGGTATTGAAGCTACATTAACTAATTCTTCATTTATTAGCGTTTCAGTTGATTCAGAAACTGGTTCTAGTCCTGTTGTTGATTTGGGTCAAACAGTAAATTGGATAAATAATTTTTCTAGCATTATTCCGTGGACTAACAATAGTTCAATAGCAATTAATTGGACTACTGGCTCTACAGGGTACACGTTGTACAAAACAGATGCCAAGCAATATGGCAAATACTTGGGAATGACCGTGACATCGACCAATGCTGGCGTTGTATACAACGGTTTTGAATATGAACATGAATTGAGAGTGAGGTTCTAAAATGCCTGTTACATATACTTTTGCTACGGCAACTACATCCATACCGTTATCTCAGCTTGATACGAATTTTGCGACAACTATCACGCTTGGCAATACGGCTATCCAACTTGGAAATACTGTTACTACGTTAAATAATATGACGTTTGCAAACGTCACTATTAGTAGTGGAAATGCTAATGCGGTAAACGTATCTAATAGCACCATGACAAATGGCACTTACACCAATTACACCGAATCTGTAGTTGCAATTGGTACTGTTACTAGCTCAAACACATTATCTTTGACTAGCGGAACAGTTCAAACGGCTACGTTGACTGCTTCTACTGCTTGTACATTTACGATGCCAACTGCTACGGCTGGTAAGTCATTTGTTTTGCTATTGAAACAAGCGGCATCTACTGGCAACGGTACAGCAACATTTACTGGTGTGAAGTGGGGTACTGCTGGTGCCCCAACAATTACTGCTACGGCTGGCAAGATGGATATTCTTACTTTTATCAGCGACGGTACTAATTGGTATGGCTCTATTGCTCAAGGTTACACACCATAAGGATTCATAATGTTTTCTTATACTAAATTGATGCAAACAATGGGTGGCGGTGCAGTTAATTACGAAGTTTTCGTATTAGCTGGCGGCGGCGGTGGCGCAAGTGCGGGAGATTTGGCTTCCGGCGGTGGTGCTGGTGGCGCAATTTTTAACAACGCATTAACGCTTAATGTTGGAACGACGTACACAGTTACTGTTGGTGCGGGTGGTGCATCCCAAGCTAATGGTGCAAATAGTACTTTTTCAGGTTCTGGCATTACGACCATGAC